ACGGTGATTTTGTTCAATATACTCATGACAGCAGCTTTTGTATTTTTTCAAACGTCGCATCGCTTTGCGTCCACACACCCAGACCGTGTGAGTGTTCGAAGTTGTGTTTATACCCCTGCAACTCCGCAAAGAACTTGCCAACGTCGTGAGGGAAGCTGATCGTGTCGTGAAACAAGACGACACCATCAGGGTTCAGGAATGGCAGCCACGTCGTGTAGTCGTTCTTGACCGCATCGTAGGTGTGCAGGCCGTCTATGTGCAGGATGTCGATCTTTTTTTCCCAGCGCTTGGCCACGTCGTCAAAGTAGCCTTTGATGAAGTACAGGTTCTTCATCTTGAGCGTCACCCGGAAGTGTTCACGCAACCCCATGACGTGGTCATAGGTGCTACGCCTCCCTGCATGTTCGTCGCCCTCAAATGAGTCAATGCCGTACACCTTGCCGTGGCCAAGGACCGCGAAGCAGAACGTCGAGAAGCCGTAGTCAACACCAAGGTCGACGGTCACCTTTGGCTTAAGTGCGTCAGTCAGGTGAATAGCGAAGTTGCCGTGTCCCTCCCACGCCGTAGGCTTGGCGAGGATCATCTGATAAAAGTGCTTGATTGCGTGCATGGCTCAAATTTACTACATGATAACGTATCTGCCTCCAGCGTTGGCTGATAGCTTGTTGAGCGCGACGTAACGCACTGCGTCAATGGCGTGGTTGTACTTGTCAATCGGCACTCCCAACGATGCACCCGTGCGGTCAGTATCCCACGTGTAGTTGCGTAGTTCCTTGATGAGGTTGGTGCTGGTCTTGGTCACTTGAAGCGTAAACCTGTGAAGGATGTCGATGCTGTTGCGGATGCTGTCCTGTCCTTTCTGCGCGGCCTTGATGTTAAAGCCAAGCCTATGCACCTCCTCGATGCTTTTCGGTTCAGCAGAATCCGCGACAATCTCCCACGCCCGATTGATGCCAAACTCCCGCAACTTGGTCGCGATGTCTTGGTTCGTCAGGTTGTTGGCATACAGCAATTCGTGAAGGGTCAGCGTATCGCCTGACCTGTACACCGCCACCAGTGCTGTCGGGTCGTTCGTGTACCCCCAGTCCAAACCAAGCGCGACCAGTTTGGATGTGGTGTAGTTAATCTCATCCACCTGCGTCCAGTTGCTGAAGATAACGCCCTGCACACTGCCGACCTGCCCCAATCCGTACACCTTCCACCAGTTCGCCCAGTACGTTGATGTCGCGGCCTTCACCTCCGCCATCTCGATGTCCTTTCTGATTGTGTCAGGCAACGCTTCGTTGTCGCGGAAGGTCAGCACCAGCAGTTCAGCATCATCCTCACGTAGCACCTCCGTATGCGCCCAAAATTCGTGCGTTGGATTGTAGTCGATGTAGATGGCTTCGCTTGTGCGGATGGCTAACTGATAGTACGATTCAAAGTCGATGTTGTTGGCCTCGTTTATGTACAGCACCTGCCGCCTTGCACCGCGTAGCCTTCCCTCGCTGTCTGCGCTGAAGAACTCGATGGTGCTTCCGTTGGCGAAGTGGTAGGTCAGCAGGGTCTTGTTCCAGCGGTCAGCCGCCCAGCGTCCAGTCCACTGCATCACCTTGGCGAAGTCCTTGATTGCACCCCTTCGCAAATGCGGCACGGATTCGGATACTACGCTGATTTCGGTCTTGGCCTTTGCGGCTATGTTGATAAGCACTGCAAGGATGGCGATTGTTTTTCCGTTCCCCCACCAGTTGCCCAGTGGGGGTCAACATCCAGCAGATGTTCCGCCCTGAATCACCTTCTTCCGAGCGGCCACCTGCCGAATGCGTTTTATCGCTGTTGTGTATTTGAAACTCAATCTGATTGCTTAATCTTCTCAATGTAAACCACGGCATCCATCAACTCCTCTTGCAGATGCTGAATCCACTCGATGAAGGTCAGGTCATCGCGCTCCATGGTCGTGCCGTACTTCGACTTGCCCTTTTCCGCTCTTGTCCTAAGTTGGGCAACAACGGCTTCGGTGATTGCGTCAGTCATTGAAGAGAGGTTGCTCGATTTTGACCTCCGCCTGCGTCTTATCAGCCAAGCCGTTGAGGCGTTGCGTGATGCTCGTATTGTAGATGCCAGTCATACCTCCTCTGATTTGGTCAGCGCGGATCGTGGTCTTGATGCGCGTACAGACGTCCACATAGCGGTCGTATCTGCCATCCGGATTGGTGAAGTATTGGTCGATGCTCTTGCCGATTCCCTGCTCGTAGCAGTAGACCTGAAAGCCTTCAAAGGTCAGCGGATTCTCACGCTCACGATGCACACGGTCTGCCTTGACACCAACGTAGTCTTCAACCATAACAGGTCGTGCTTTGGCTTGTACGCAGTAGTCGGCAAACGCCTCCCACATCAGCTCTGGTGTTTCAAAGTTCAACGGTTTTGCCATTACGCCTCCATGTTTGTAACAATGTCAATGATCTTTTCTATGACCGCGACCTTCGCATGCATCGCGTTGGGTGCTGTGCTGTCTTCGAGCGAATCCAACACGTTTGACAGGTTTGTCAACAGGTGTCCGCGATCCTGCCAATCCAATGCGCGCGCTTCCTGTTCGATTGTAATGTCGGGTTGTGTCTGCATGTCAGTCTTCGTTTAGTTCGCCTAATTCTCGTAGCTTGTTCCTGCTCCAGCCAAGTGCCGCCTTGCCGCCCCAAAGCAGGTAGCTGATGTATCCGCAGTCGCTGGTGCTATCTGCGTTGTCGTAGTACGTTTCCGCGCGCGATAGGTAGCTGTGCATGCGTTTGATCGTTTCAAGGCTAATGCCCTCGCCTTTGGCCAGTTGCTGCGCTCTCACCTTGCCTGTCTGCGTTGCGCACTTGTTGCCGTTGCGTTCGTTCAACTCGATGCCGCGCTTGGCGTTGTTCTTGACGCCATCGCCGTAGTCCGCGTAAGTGTCAGCAAAGGCGCTACGGTCTGCCTCCCATTGCCTCGCACAAACGAGGTAGCGCTGCTGCTGGCTTGGGAACTCGCTGGCAGTCTTGTCGTCACCCATGCATCGCTGGATGAAGTCGGTCTTGCTTTCGCTATCTGTTGGTTTAGGTAGTGGCATAGTAGTAAATATCATTCAACCGATAATCGTGCGCGTGCGTCCATTGCGTCAGCCATCATCTCCTGCAGCCGCGAAACGGCGCATGATCCGCACCACCAGTTCGTCCGTCCGTAGCCGTTGGCGTTGGCGACGTTCTCCAGCATAGACACCTCGCTGGGGGATAGCGACATTGTCTGCGACGCATAGTAGCCGTCGAGCTTGTGCTTCACCGATAGCACCTGCATTGCTTCGTCAAGTGTCATTTCTCCGAAAGTTTAATAGTCAGCACCGTCAACCCGGCAGCGGATAGGCCGACAGGTATAGCAAGCAGCCAAGGGAGGCTGGAGGCTGTGATCGTCAGCACTACGCCCCACCAAAAGGCAAGGCATGTTAGGCAGGTCAGCGGCTTGCACCTCGCATAGCGGTAGTACCACGATGGCAGCACGTTATAGCGGTTCATCGCCAAGGAAGTCATAGTGGCCAAAAGCAAGATAGTAATCAGATCCAAGTTCATGTTTTAGTCGTTGTTTGCAGTTGTTGATCGTGTACGAAATTGATCGCCACGGTATCTTGGTGTGGCGCTCGATGAGTTTCTTGTTGCCCAGTTCGAGCCAAAGGAGGAATAGCTGTTTGTCGTATGGGTAGGCACCGGCTTTCGCCCAGCCATCCATGACTTCGAGCGCCCGGTTAAATATCGCATCAGGCCGCTGGTCATACGGTTCATCAGCTGCCTCCATCTGCTGATCGGCGATTTCCTCACGCAGTTCATTGTGTCTGAAGTCGCGTTGAAATTTAGAGTTGCGACTTCGGTATAGGTTGATAGCCATGCGCACGACGTAGAAGTTGAGGTATCCACCGGCGTGCATTGCTTCGATCTTATCGGCTGGCGTTTCATATCAGCGGATGACGAGTTCATGTTCGAGGTCAGGCGCAAGGTCAGGCGTAGCAAGCTGCCTCGCTATCTGCCGCAGCTTGCCGCTCGTGTAAAGCGTTAGTATGATCGTGCGTGCCTCCACATTGGTTGCAAATATACATAGTATCTTTTGGCCTGATGTTGTGCGGTTCGTATCGCTTAATTTCTTTCAGCCACGTGTACTTGTTCATGGTCACCTGCAGGATGTAGATGACCTCCAAGCCGTGGTGTACCGTTGAGTAATGGCGACGCATCAGCTTGGCTATCTCCATCAGCGTCATCTGCATTTTACTGCGCATCAAGTGCATGAGGCAATATCGCGCTTCCGCTACTTCGCGGTGACGGTCTTGGCTCTGCATCTGACGCAGGCCAACGCCGGTGCGCTTTGTTACCTGCTCGGCGTAGTAGTAGAATTCCTTTTGTCTGTTCATTGGTTGGTGGTTTGGATTGGGTTTCTCTTGTAGTCAGTGTCGCTGTAATAGCCATCAGGATTATTCGTGTCGAGTATGTGATACCAGTCAAAGGTCGTGCCGTTTTCATTTTCGGTGCCCATCAGTGCATCACCAGCGACGAATGCATCTTGCAAATCGTCGTAAGCCGAATGATAGTCATGCATGCCTCCGCATCTATCGTAATTTCCGCCTGCAAAAAGTAGAATGTGTTTCATTGGTTGGTGGTTGGTTTGTTGATTGCTTTGAGAAAGTCATCCAGTGATCGGACGATGTGGTACTTGTAGCCTGCCGCTTCGATCTGCATCTGCCAAATCTTCTGCGCCACGTTTTGCCGCCCTGTTTCGGTCTTAAACTCCAGCGCTATCATCCCTGACGGCGACAGGTAAAGCATGTCAGCGACGCCAGCGACAACGCCCATTCCCTTCATCACTGCGCCTTGATAGCTGTTGTTGCTGTTGTTGTTCACTGCAAAGAGTAGTCCGCGCTCTGCTTGGTAGTTGTTCCAGTGATAGACGAAGCACTGGGATTGAAGTCTGAATTCTGAAGACATGTGAATAGTGGTTGGCCGTGATCGTTTTTAAGTTCCTGCAAAAAGAAAAAGTATCCCATGCGGTATCCGCACAAATTTAGCAATTTCTTTGCGGTCTGTTTGTCATTGATGATGTTGTGCAACACCCAGTGTAGCTTGATTTTCTTGAGTCTAATCAATGCCGCCACCTCTTCCAATGTTGCCTGCTTCGCCATGTTGCGGTAGTCGATTGGTGTGTAGCTTCCGTTGATTTGCAGGATGACTTCCTCACCCATCTCCCCGACTTTGACTGGCGCGACGTAGCCGCACGCGGGACATTCTGCCAATGCGGATAGCATGATGTATCCGCACTTCCGACAGTTCTTCTGCGGCGCGACGCCTTTGCTTTTCTTAGGCTTTTTCTCCAGCTTCCAAACGCGGTCGAACTCCCACGCATTGTGCTGCTCCCTATTGTTGCCGAAGTCCAGTATGGTAAACTCCTTCTTTGTCGGCGTCACTCGGCTACCCCTTCCGCACATCTGAAGGTATAGCGGCAGTGACTTTGTCGCACGGTAGAGGATTACAACTTCGACGTTTGGATCGTCGAAGCCAGTTGTTAAGATGCCGCAATTACATAGGATGCCGTTTGTACTGGCTTTGAACCACGCCAAAACCTCCTGCCGTTCATCAGGCTTCATCGTGCTATCGAGATGCCTCGCTGGCAGTCCTGCGCTTTGCAGTTCGTCGCATAGTTCTTTGCTCGACGCAATACTTGGCGCAAATGCCAGTGCCTTCTTGCCAGTGCAGTAAAGGAGGTAGTTCGTTATCACTCCGCGAAAGACCTTTTGCTTGCTGTACGCTGCCCCCAGTTGCGCCGCGTCGTAGTCGCCGTTGTAGGTTCGCACTCCTGTCAGGTCAACTGGCACGCTGTACGTCGTTGGCGTGGCGAGGTATCCGTCGTCTATCAACTCGCGGATAGTCACAGGATCGACGATTTTCGTGTAAAACTCCTTGAGCGCCTTTTGGTTGCCCTCGCGATGCGGCGTTGCTGTTGCGCCTATGACCGTTGCCTTTTCCGGTATGTAGGCAAAGAGTTTGTCAAAGCTGCCTTTGTGCGCTTCGTCGATGATTACGAGGTCGATGTCCTGCATCATCTTTTCGTATTCCGCCTTTGCCATTCGGCGGTTCAGCGATTCAATCATCGCAATGTAGCAGGTTGAAGACTGCAACTTTGCGTTGCCCTGCCTGATGGCGACAGGTGAAACGTCGAAGCGTGTCAGTGCACCGTCGGTTTGCGTCAGCAGTTCGACGCGGTCGGTAACAATCAGCACCTTTTTTTCTTTGCTTAGCGCAGACTGCACCATAGCGCTGAACATAACGGTCTTGCCGGCACCTGTTGGAGCGCAGAGGATCACGCGCCTGTTGCCTTCCCTAATGGCAACGCGCAGTTGCTCAATGGCTTTTTGCTGATATGGTCGGAGTGTAGTCACTTGTAGTCGGTTTGTAGTAGGTTTTTTGCGTGGAAAGTTACTACAAAAAAACGGCCTTTGCAATAGCGTGGAGGGCGTTTTTTGCATTTGTAGTAAGTGTAGTAAGACTTTTTTAATAAAAAGAGTATGTATTATATGATGACGATATGAATAAGATTCACGCACATATAGGGTTTCAAAAGTGCGTTTGTAGTAACTACATCTTACTACAAAATTGGGGGAATGTACGTTTCCAAGTCGCTGGGGCATATTTGCCATTTTTTGATAGGGCACTTGCCTGCCTCCTCCCTTCGACTTTGCTGAATGTAGCCGAGTGCTTTCAGCTGCTGGCCCAGCTTGTGGAGGCTCAACGACTGCCGTGAGTTCATGTCGATGTAGACTTTTATCTCGCTGGTGGTCATCCACTTTTGCACGTTTGTACTTGGCGGCTTGAAGTATTTGACGATCAACTCGCGCTCTAAACTTGGCTGCTCGTTGTCCATCGTGTTGTTGTTGAGGTACGCCGTGTCTTGCTGATCCAAATACCATGCCTTCGGGTTCGCCTTCCATTCGTTGTACAACTCCATCCACAGGTCGACTTTGTCGATGGCTTCGTAGCTATCCCAGTCAATGCTGACCACGTCAATCGGCACGATGCGTCTATTTCCTGTTGGGTCGTTTATGATTTCGGCCTCGTTTGAGGTGCCGCACAAAACTGCTATGCGCCGCAGTTCTTCGTGGACTTTGCCGTATGGCTTTCGGATCGTGAACGTCTGCCGGCTGGAAAGTTCTTTCAGCTTCTTGGCCTCCTGTTTGCTTTTGCCGCCAAATTCGTCGTCGCAGAGTATTATCTTTTTACACATCAGGATCTCATCATCCTTTCCTGCATCCAGTTTTGACTCGCCATAATATCCGCGTAGCTCATCGGGTAGTAGGTGCCGGAAAAAATTTGTCTTGCCGATACCTTGCGCACCTGTAAGTACGAGGCAGATCACCGAGTAGTCGTAGTGCATAGATGCAATTACGCCATGTAGCCATTTTTTGAGGAAATTAGCGACGTAGAAGGGATCGTGACCTTTGGCGTGTATACAGTCCACCAACTGAATGAAGTTGCCTCTCGGTTGACGTGAGGCGTGTTTAGCGAAGAACTCTGCAAATGGGTTATATCTCGCTGTATTCTCGGAGTCGATAATATCAAAAACGAGTTGCTTTTTTACCTTTGATCCGTAGGCGTGAACGGCTTGCAGGTAGATTGTGTTGAGTTCGCGATCAGTCACTGGCTCTCCTGCTCTTTCATAGTTCCGTGTGACTTCGTTCAAGCGGATATTGATGCCTCCGATAAATGTTTTAAGCGCGTCGAGCATCTCATCCGCGCTTGGCTTTTCAATGTCTTTTTCTTCCAGTGCAAAAGCCTGCGTAACGCGTTCCTCGACGTCTTCGATGCCGTCTACTTCCGTTAGGTAGCTTATTGTTTCCTTTCGTGCATCGTCCGTAGATCGGAAGCCACCAGCGACGCCAACGCGTGCGCGGTTAATGAGCGACATGCGTTCAATGCGCTTTGTCTGCTCGGTCTGCGTTTCTACGCCAGCGGCGCGCGCCATATAGACGAGTGTTGCATACGTTATCTCGCGCCTTGATGACCGTTGCAATTCTGCGTATTTGGCGTCGCACTTCTGCGCGTTGTACTTGGCGCTCATCTGCGACAGTGTATGAAAGTGATCCAGTCCTTTTGGATCGTCTTTGTACTTGCTTATCAACGCGCACCCGACGCGATACCAGTCCTGATAGCCTTCGCATAGGTTAATGTTCCGGCTTACTATTTGCGCGATCATGTAGTCGCTATCTGATTCGTTGCCGACGTACTGTGCGCGCATAGGCGCGGACGTCTTCGGCAGATAATCTTTGAAGCGTGCTGGCTTTTTCTCGGCTATGTATAGGTCAGGATCATAACTAACGTAGCGCAGGCGCGTCACGTCTTTGCACGCGCGGTCTACTATCAGCTCATACCTATCGGCGATACGCTTTTCAAGACCAAGGTAGGCGTCGAGGTGTCTATTTGGATCAATGGGGAAGATGGCGCAGTAGCCTTTCCCTCCAGCGGATCGGAACATGGCGTATAGCAATGGATCGTGTCGCAGCTTGGCAGCGCCCACTTCAATGTTTGGGTTGTCCTGTTCGTCGATGTCCATGCAGATAAAGCCGCTATGCTGTATCAGTTGATCGGACTTGCGCGCCTTAAACTCTCCGCTTGTCGTGAAGGCAGGCAATTTGTCTTTGCCTGTCTTCCCGGTTCGATATGCGAGGATGTGATCCTGCCAGCGTCCGTCTTTTATATTGGCCAGCACGGTATTGAGGTCGCCCGAATTTATCGGCGTTGTATTGCGGTGTGAATCGAAAATGGATACTTTGATTGACATGAAAGGGATTTGTGTTGAGGTATGTAGAAAAAAAGCCCCGACTGGTCGTAGCAGTCGGGGCAGGCCAAGGTAGCGGCTTTGCTTACGTTCACAAGCGGCTACGACCTCGCTGGCAAACTCTGATACAAATATACAACATTAAGTCATATTGCGACCTCGCCGGTCGTGTTCATCTGCGACCTTTCGCATCGCGTCAATGATGTTGTTGTCGATGTACGTTGCAGCAATCGCAAGGTCGTAAAACAACTCCACCAGTTCAGTAGCAGTGAGTTCGCTGTCGTCACTTTCGATGCTGATCCGCTTGCCGTCGATTTGCAGGCTTAGCTTTAAGCCAAGGTCAGAATGGGAGGTCGCTGCCATTGTCTTGGATGTTTAGGTTATTGTGCGATTCTGCCTTCGGCTTGCCAGCATAGTAGTCTGCGCTGTTGGCTGATGGCTGCTGCTTGACCTGCACGTTGCCGGCCAAGAACTCGCCCTTTGCGCCTTGCTTGCGCCATAGTGCTACTTGGTACTCTACGCCGTTCAGGAGTAGATTTCCCTTCCACGAAGGTGCGTTGGCATTGTCGGAGTTGTTGGTGAAGACGCTGATGTCGCCCTCTTTCTTTTGGTATGTACTCATAATGTTGTTTGGGTTTAGATTGTTTTTTGGGTTAAGGTTGTAAAAATAGCGGTGGTGCGTTCCATTCCTCGCACTCGTTTTCGAATGCTGCATCGTAGAAAAAGTCAAGCGGTGTCTGATCCAGCCACGCCTGTGCGCTCTCAGCTTCAGCGTCGCTCATGACTGCCTTGTGCCAAGGGTACTTCTCGTAGACCATCTCACCGACTTTTGGCTCTGGTCGTGTCATGTCCTGTTTTATGTACTTAAAACTTGACAAACAAGCGTCAAGGATGTCAATGTCGCCTGTGTGTTCCTCCGTCCAGTTGGTCGATTCGTACTCGATGTGAACCTCGATGTCGATGCGTCCACCGTTGTGTGGGATGTCGTAGTGTTGTGAAAATTTGCGTTCTATGCTCATTGGTTGGTTGTTTTAAGTTTAGACATCATTGCTATGCACTTGGTGCGTTCTTCGGTGACGCCAAGGTTGTAGGCGTTCTGCATGTCTTGCAGCGCGCTCCTGTACGCCTCCGCCCAGATCGGGTAGAGGCGCGCAGAAACTTCAGGCGATACATTTTGGAATAGCTGGCCAACGAGCGTCACGACCTTGCCAAGCTGCATGTTGTTGTGGGATAGCGATACCATCGCTTCCACGCGTTCTTCAAGGCTCATCGGAATGTAACGGTTAGAGTGGTCTTGGCTGGCTTCACTGGCACCACTGGCACAACTTCGCCAGTGTTCCGATCGACGATGGCGGCGGTGTCTGCCATCTTAAACGCGGTCTTAACTAATTCGTGACGTGCTTTTAGGCGGTCTGCCAGTTCAACGCAGACTGGATCGTGGTTGAAGTCTGGCATGTCGCGCGGCTCGCGCAGCTGAACGCTTGCACCGTGGAACTTAAACTCTCCCTTGCCGTAGGTCGCGGCTGTGTCTTTCGCCAGATCTTCGGTGCGCTCGATGATGCTCTCCAGCGCTTTCACAACCGCCTTGCAGCGGATGTGAACGGAAAGCGGATCGACGTTGCCGTCCATGACTTCGGCGGTGACATGGTTGACAAAGGCCTCAATCTCGGCTTTGTCGATGTTGGTGGGTAGCGTCAGCACTGGTCACCTCCTTGCAGTTTTGCGATGAACTGTTGGCGCTCTTTCATTTGTGCTTCTTTGAACGCGAGCAGGTCGAGGTTCTGCTTCCAGCCGAAGGCATAGCGCTCTTCGCGTTGCTTGTGGATAAACTTAGCCATCAGGTTTTTAACTTCTTGCTTTTTCATTGGTTGGGTTAGGTTAAAGGGTTGAAAGGTATTTGATTCCGGATTCGTACTTCGCCGCATCCCAGTTCTCGCGCGCCTCCAGCTTGTAGCGCTGATCGGGATCGGCGACCTTAGCCATCAGCATTTGACCGTATTTGACGCGGAGGTCGGTCAGCATCTGCTCTTTACCGATAGCCATCGTCATCTCTTCGGCGGTTGCGATGCTTGTTTCCAAGCCGATGCCGAAGTTGCCAAGCGCCCTGCCCCACGCGGAGGACTCGCAATTCTCGACGTAGCTGGTCTTGTTGATAGCGCTACTGGTGCGATCTTCCTGCGCCATGCCGCTGGCGACGATGCGGCCATTGGGATCGGTGATGAGTGCGTTCAGTACGCAGAAGTCGGGTGTCAGCTGCACGACTTCGGTGGTGAGGGAGTGATCGGCGAAGTTTGCGCGGAAGTATTTGAGGCGCTCGACTACTTCGACGTAGGGTTTCCCTTTAATGTTCGTTGTTTTGAATTGGTGCATTTTTTGTTGGTTTAGTTGGTTGGTTTGCAGCGAAGTTCAACGCGGCGCGGATGCTGCCAAATCGCGCCCGGCATAGGGTGAGGGTGTCAGCCTCGCAGTAGACGGAAGTAAGTTGCATTTTGGATTGGTTAGAAAGTGTAGGTGTCATCTTCTTTGTTGAGTTCATTGGTATGTTTTAGGTATGCAAATATACATAAATAAATAATAGGCAGCGCGCAGAATGATATGTACCACCACCAGCGGTCGTGGAAGTCCGCCATCATGTAGACCATGCTTAGCAGGAAGGGGAGGATCAGTAGTAGGTTGCTCATGGGTAGAATAGGTTTTGGAAGTTAGACAGTGTGCGGTCTTTGCCCAGCACTACAAGCAGCGTTTGTATTTCGTCGAAGGTGCAGAGTGTATAGAAGTGCTTGCGTGTTAGGAACTCAACGCAGAACTCTCTGCTGTGCGGGTGTTCGTAGCTTT